CAAACGCAGCTGCGTTAATCTTTCCACGGCTTACAAAATCTATTATCCCTAACGCAATTAATAGATCTCTTTGTTGTTTGTCAGATAGTAAAGCCATTAGTATTAGTTAGCGGTGAGACTGACTAACAATTCCTGTATTCTTTGTAGTGATAGTTTTTCAGTGTGGACTTCAAATAGGAAACCTACGTCAAGTTCTCCACCCCAGTCGCCAGTAGTGTCTAGTCCTACATGGATAGCATCCGTCGGAATTATAAATCCTGAAGTAAATTCTACTGGATTTAACGCATCGGTTTGCACAAGCATGATTAAATCTGTGTTAGGTGCTGCGGTAGCATTAGTGGTAGCATACAAATTAGAACGGGAAAATAAGGAATTATCGCTCATTTCTACGAGTGATGTTTGCTTTTCTGAACAGCATTGTACACCCATTGCACGTGTTAAACCTACACCAACGTCAGCGGGAACAATAGGACCTTGTCCGTCATTGCTAAAAGTAATAAAAGCACGATCTATAACTAAACATTTTCCTCTCGCAGGATCCACATAGGCCGAAATGTCCAGATTGTCGCTTACGTAGTTAGATGCGTCGCTAGTTATTTTGGTTCTTAAAAAGAACGTGTCGCCTTTTGCCATGCTATACAACTAGAGGTTGTCTACTTAAGGTTAGCTAGTCTTATTATATACAGTAGTGTATTGTAAAGTTTATGGAACAGAATGATAAGTTCGGGTTTGGAAGTAAACCATGCATGAAAGAAGTCCCAGCGGGCGAATACGCAGTCTTTAGTTTTAGAGGCGATGGAACAAAAGTAGAAACAGATTATGGTGAAAAGTTCTCTTTTCCTATAACTCTTATCTCACACCCCTCCTATGAAACTCTCCCTTTAGATATGGACTGGCAAAGTAAATGTATAAGTGCTAAACAATTATATATTCAATTATTTAATGGTAATAATACTATTAAAGGTAATGAAGGGTTTGAAAAGAAACTCAGAAAAGCATATAATACTAATAATTGGAGATTAACCCGCTTTGACACTGGAGCGTATTGGTTAGAAGCGGCATTATGAAAAGAATCTGTAGTCTTTGCTTGCTAGAGTATAGATATCATAGAGTTACAAAGTATAAACATGGTTTACAACTTTGTGATTACTGTAGTATCACTATACAGTCACTTTCAGTTTAAGAAACTTTAGAAAGAGTGAAAGGGTAAGGTAGGGAAAGAGGCGCTGGAATGATAAACAGCGCCTTTTTGGCCCTGCAACCTATGGTAGTATGCAATTATAACTTACTACAGCAAGTACTATACGAACTAACATCTGTTCAACTGTCCTGGAATCATTAAACCAATTTGGTAATTCTATATTGTAGATCTTACTACTCATCACTAATTGAATATTGTTTGTAATTAACGGATGCCTCTTCAGGGCCAGTCATCTTAACTGATTCAAAACGGCATTGCCAATTAATCGGGTGAGATTCATTGTTAAACACTGTGAGTAATAAATTCTGTGTAATTATATATGTGTCATTAATTACCGAATATGATGATATTGGGTATGCGTCATTAGCATCATTTTTCATATGAGCCGATGCAATTAAGCCCTGGTCATTGAAATTCGGGTTTTGTGGATCTAATGGAGTCTTACCTGCTGTAATAACGGCAGTCATATGAGCATCTAAACCTCCTACAGTAGTGCTAGAGGCTAACTTAAGCTCTACTAATCTATATCCATACCCCGATTTATATCCACCAAAGTTTAGTGTTTCCGTTACACCTTTTGCTGTCTGTCCTCTCATTACAAATTCTTTTCTCATTTAAATAGTCCTAACATACTCTTGTATATTTGTTTTCTAACACCTAATTTAGGTGCTTTAGGAAACTTAGTTCCGGTCTTTTTGGCTTTGTTTAATTTAGATGCTACACTTACAACTACTGCAAAAGCCTTCTTAGGTGCGCTTATTACGCCTTTTTTACCGTATGATGTGCTGTTTTTTACCGCTTTCATACCTTTTGATACCGCTGAATTGAACTTTGATTTAGTACGTTTTACCTTTTTCTTTATTCCAAATTCAATATTTGTTAGGCCTTGTTCGAATCTAATACGGTCCATTCTACCACGTTCTTCAGCAGATTCCAGTAACTGTTGTCCTGGTTGTGTTTGTAATGCCCCAAGTCCTAACGCAGTACCGGCGAGGTATGGGTTAGTTACTAATGGTAAAGCGGCTCTGGCTGTACTCAAACCTACACTAGCACCAACTCTAACAGCTGCTGGAAATACTCGTTTAACGGTAGCTAGTGAAAGGTCAAACGCAGCTGCGTTAATCTTTCCACGGCTTACAAAATCTATTATCCCTAACGCAATTAATAGATCTCTTTGTTGTTTGTCAGATAGTAAAGCCATTAGTATTAGTTAGCGGTGAGACTGACTAAC